AAGTAATCACAACTGCATATATTGAACGAGAACAACCAAACACTCGTTTTGATTTAACTCGTCGAGTATTATGCACTAATTTTAATGCACCTGAAGATGAAAATGATATTATTGTATCATTTGATGCAACGCGACTAACTAGCACTGATTTTCAATATATTCAACAACTTCCAGAAATATTAGCAGCAGATGCATCATTATCTGAATTAGATCAAGTTGGAACGCAGTTTGCACTAGGAAATTTAACTATTAGTATATGGTCTACGGAAACATATGAAAAAAATCTCATTAAATTGAATCAACAACATATTTATCTATGAAACGAAAACGAATGTTATTAAAAATAAAAATTGCAATGCGTCAAACCAAAAGTTTCTTTCAACGTTTAGTATCAGACTCAAAGTCTGGTGACGTATCATCTAGAAGACTTATCGGCGTAACGGGATTCATATCATTAGTAGTAATGATGTTTATAAATTCTTTGTATCCTAAATCAATTGCACCTAATGAACATTTAATATCAGCTCTAGAGTACATTGTTATTGCTGCCATGTTTAGCACAACAGCAGACAAGTTTTCGCCTCACCAAACAGTAAAAAAAGATGAAGAACCAGTAGTTTAAAGGGTATGAGTAGAATGAAAACATTTCTTTTGGTAAGCACAACAACAACAATATCATTTCTTTGCACGTATTTGTTGAATTTGACAATGGAAAATTCAGAACAGTATTTAGCAGTTGTAGCTGTAGCATTGTTAGATGGATTTTTTGGAGTAATTGCCGGAATTAAGCGAGAAGGATTTAAAACATATAAAGCTCTTAAAGTACTTCAAACTATAGTTGTATGGATCATATTTTTAACAACGTTGCTTATTATAGAACAAGCATATCCAGGTACTTCGTGGTTGAGTGAAACTATAATATTTCCATTTGTATTTTTTCAAATCATTAGTGCTCTTAAAAATGCATCAATGGCCGGCTTTATTGAAGCAAAACTTTTAACACAAATACTAGATAAAATAGATCTTCACAAAGGAGAACGAGAACATAACAAGGATTAACAATGAGTTTAGATGTTACAAAAATCAAACAAGTGCCACTTTCAGAATCACAATATCTTAAAGAAGAAGCAGTAAAAACACAAATCGTATTACACCATACTGCAGGTAATTCATCAGGCCCAGCTACAATTAAAATGTGGGATACTGACGATAGAGGTCGCATTGCAACCTGCGTGACTATATCTGGTAAAGGATTATCAAAAGATACATTCGATGGAGAAATTTGTCAAGCATTTTCATCAAAGTATTGGGCATATCATTTAGGTATTAAAGGTGATGTATTTCGTGCTAATGGCGTTCCTGCTAAAAATTTAGATAAAACATCTATAGGAATTGAAATTTGCAGTTGGGGGCCGTTGGAGAAACGTGGCGATAAGTTTTATAATTATGTAGATAGAGAAGTTCCTGTTGATCAAGTTACTGAATTGGCAACTCCATACAAAGGTCATAAATATTATCATCGTTATACAGATGCACAAATAGACTCAGTTCGTCAATTGTTAACGTATTGGAAACAACTATATAACATTGATTTAACATATCGAGATGCAGATATGTGGACAGTATCAAAAAGAGCACTTCGAGGGGAGAATGGTGTATATACTCATAATTCTTATCGTAAAGATAAAACGGATATTCATCCATGCCCTCGAATGATTGCAATGCTTAAAACCCTGTAAATGAATTATAAATATATTGCTATTTCCTTTGCAATGTTTTTGCTAGGACAAATCATTGTATGGATTCAAGTAAATGGTCCTATGATATGGCCATGGGCTAAAACTTATAAGCTATGGTTGATGCTACTAGGAGTTCCAATAACATGGCTGTTTATGGAAGCAACACGCTTCACTGTTAGTGGTTATGGAGGATTATTTTGGCCTGGACGATTTACGTCATTTGTTGCTGGGATATTTATTTTTACTATAATGACTTATGTATTCCGAGAAGAAGCAATTAATTTAAAAACGGCTATCTCATTGTTTTTAGCATTTTGTATAATACTTATACAGCTCTTTTGGAAGTAGCAATATTTATTATAAATGCTGAATGAATATAGAACACATAGCACTCTTAATCCAAAGCTTTGGGATGGCGATCGTCTTAATAAAGGCCTTACTGAAAAATTCATTCGTATTGCAAAAGCATTTTTTGATTTCTTAGAAGTTCCAGAAAATGTACGAATATTAGATATCTTGCTAATTGGTAGCAATGCAAATTATAATTGGACTACTGCATCTGATATTGATTTGCATGTTGTTATAGATTATCAAGCTGTTGATGCTAATTTACATCTTGTTAAAAACTACATGATGGCTAAAAAAAGCATATGGAATAACAATTATCCACTCAAATATAAAGGAATGGATGTTGAGTTATATGCTCAAGATTGGAATGATAGACTTCATTCGTCAGTAGGACAGTATTCTGTAATGCGAGGTAAATGGATAAAAAAACCTAGTTCAGAGACGGTTAGCATTGATGACGAAATGATTGAAGCTAAAGCTGCTCCGATTGAATATGAAATCAAAAAACTAAAAGAATCTGATCCTAGGATTGAACATAAAATCAAAGACATATTGCAACGTTTATATAAAATGCGACAAACCGGATTAGAAGCAGAAGGCGAGTATTCAGTAGAAAATTTAGCATTCAAGAAACTTCGTAGCCAAGGTCTAATAGCTCGTTTAAAAGAATTAAATGATACTATTAAATTGGGTCATATGCAATTAGAACAAGTATTACAAGAAGGATATGAACCCAGCATAGCAGAATCTTTAGCCGCTCATATGTTAAAGAAGAGTATGTTAGATGATGCGGGATGGGACGATATAATTAAACGTAGTGGTGGTGTTGAAGATGCTCATGGACAATGGTCACACCCAGGTCGTTGCACCATGATACCTAGCAGTAACATCACAATGCAGAATGTACCACATCAAGTTTTAGGAATTGATGATACTGGCCATAGCATCATGATGCATCCAGAACAAACATATTCTTATCCAGGTACCCGTGTATTTGAAATACCGGTAACATCACAACAACATACATTATTAATACAATTGCGAAATGCAATACAAAATGGAGCACGTTATGTCTAGTAAAGGTTTAGGTGATGATATTAAAAAAATAACCGTCGCAACAGGATTAGATCAATTAGCACAACGCATTGCACAAATACTTGATGAAGATTGTGGTTGTGATGATCGGCAAGTATGGTTGAATGAAAAAACAAAAAATTGGCCAATGTATAAAAAAAGGAATGTAAATGGCAATAATAAATAAAACAGGTATTACAACCGGCGGCACAGTACAAGCTGAACATGTAACTAGAGCTATAGATGCTTTAAGTGGCGGATCAACTGATACGATTGTAGCTACAGGATCTTTCTCTGGATCATTAACAGGTATCGCAACATCGGCATCATTTGCTACTAGTGCGTCTAGAGCAGTATCAAGTTCTTTTTCTACAACGGCATCATTTGCATCGAATGTGAACGTCGGAGTAGGATTTGCACTTAGTGGTACTATAACAGGTAGTTCAACGGCACTGATTGATATGTCGTTAGCTTCAGGTGTTAAATCTGGTATTAAAATTCCATTATCACAATCAGCTTCAGAAGAAGGCTCAATTTATGTTAGCGGAAGTAGATTATATGTATTTACCGGCGGAGGTTGGAGATCTGTAAGTCTAGGCTAATAAATAAACATAATGATTTAGTAGTATATTTATATAAAATAGAAAAAGGAAGACATGAAACTAACAAAAGAACAAGTATTAGGTATTGTACGACATACCTTAACTTTCGTAGGTGGTATTGTTGTTGCTAAAGGTTTAATAGACGAAGCAACTGTAACAGAAATTATTGGTGGTGTTCTTACACTTACTGGTGCTATTTGGTCTATCGTAGCAAAGGCTTAACATGAAACAACTTAATGAATGTGGTTGCGGTTGTGGGGGTGCTAAAGGCGGATGCCAAGATTCGCGAGAAGGATCAATGGCTAAACATGATGCAATGGAATGTGCAGA